CGCGAAGGTTGTTGGGGAGGAGGGTGCTGCTAGTTGGGTGCCGTATTCCCGTGAGGATGTTCAGGGCGAGTTCGATTTTATTGTTGAGGCTGGTTCTACCCAGCCTCAAAATGACACGTTCCGTCGCCAGTCTGCTATGCAAATGTTGGATGCTATGGCCCCGTTTATTGGGGCTGGTGTTGTGGATGCCGCTAAGTTGGCGGAGCATGTGTTGCGTATGGGTTTTGGTGTGAAGAACCCGCAGGATTTCATTGTGCAACAACCACAGCAGCAGCCTGGTATGCCGCCACAGCAGCCTGGGATGCCGCCTGGTATGCCCCCACAGGGCGGCGGGATGCCTGGTATGCCTCTTGGGGCACCGCAACAGTTGCCGCCTGGTATGGGCGAAATGGGGATGCCGCCTGGGGCCGAAGCGGGAATGCCCCCAATGATGTGACGTTTTAGTGTATTGGTTGTAAACAAGTTTTAGTTTTGGAGGACATTATGGCACTTTCTGATGAGACCACTGGTCAGGTTGACGAGCGTTTTAGCCGTCTGGTACGCCCCGTTATTACGCTGACTGGCACGACCGCTACGGTCGGTGCCACCTATATCGACGCATATGTTGTTTCGGGTAACGCTGGTGCCGTTACGGTCACGATCCCTGAGTCAACTGCTGACGCTGGCAAGGTGTTCCCTATTGGCACCCAGTTCCGTATTTTCACGAAGGGTGCTGGCACGGTGACGGTTGCTAAGACTGGTTCGGATGTGTTGACTGGTACGGCAACGATTGCTCAGAACGCTACTAAGGTTGTGACGAAGGTTGCTGCTACTGAATGGGAGATCGGCTGATGGCCGCCGCACGCAAGCCCAAGCCACCGACCCCGCCCACAAGTGCAAAAAATCGCGCTAATCGCGCGGTTGGCATGAAGGCCCGTTCCGATAAGCGTCGGGCTGGCGATAAGAATCCGAATGAGGGTGTTCTTCAAAAGCGCACCCCTGTTGGCCTAAAGGCTCGTGAAGGTATGGCTGCTTCACTTAACGGTCGGCCTAAGAAGAAGGTTAGTCCTTTTAGTGGTGGCACGGCAATCTCAAAACAAATGTTTCCAAGCCCAGGTGCCAAGTATGTTACTCGTCGTGGCACTACCACTTCCGCAAAGAAAAAGTAATGGCTACTGCACGGGATAAAGCACTAGCAGAGATTGCAAAGCTGTCTCCCGAGGCACGCAAATATTTGACTGCTCTTGCTAAGAAAAGCAATTCGTTCAACCAGCGTAGTATGGGTTCTGGCGACGAGTATGTGAAGGGTCAGGTTCGGGCTTCCAAGGGTGCGCCAAAGCGTGTTTACAAGAAGCCACCTGCACGCAAGGCCACGAAACCTGCAACCAAATCTGCTACTAGTAGCAGTTCGAGAATGGGCAGGCCCACGGCCAGCAGAGCTTCCAGCAAGCCTGCAACAAATAAGTACAGTTTGAACATGGATGAAATCTTGGGCCGATGATTGAACGTAGTGGAGAAAAGTTTGCAGGCTACAACAAGCCGAAGCGAACACCAGGACACCCTAAAAAGTCCCATGCTGTTCTAGCCAAAGAAGGCTCTAGAACTAAACTTATACGTTTCGGGCAGCAGGGTGTTTCTGGTTCTCCAAAGAAAACTGGTGAAACCGCCAGTTATCGTAAGCGACGGGAATCGTTCAAAGCCCGTCATGCCAGCAACATTTCCAAGGGCCGCATGTCGGCGGCTTATTGGGCTGATAAAACAAAATGGTAGAACACCCCCAACATTGGGGATTCTGAAAGGTGAATGATGGACGATCTGCTAGCTATCTACGAAACTGCTGTTTCGGAGGGTGGTGAAGATAGTGCAGAAGAAACTTTGGGTCAGAACGCCACGATACATTCGGGTGATGATGACCTGGTGATGTCCGACCCCTCAGGGTCGGATGATGATTCGCTGGAAGATACTTCGGACAACGAGGATGAATCATCTGATCCTGACGGGGATCAGGATGATGTTCTTGATGCAACTGATGTGTTTGACTTCGATGCGGTCAAAGATGAGGTTGTTCAAGTTCAGGTTGGTGGGGAAACATTTGATGTCCCACTAAGTGAGCTTCGGAACGGCTATATGCGCCAATCGGATTATACCCGCAAAACCCAGGTTTTGGCTAGGGAAGCGGAAACTACCCGTTGGGCGCAGGAGTTGCAATCAGCTTTTGAGCAGGATGCTGAGGGGACGTTGCTGTATTTGGCCCGTCAACTTGGTGTCAAGCTAGGTGAACCTGAGGAAGATTTTGTTGATCCTGAGGTGAAGCCGATTGTGGACGAACTTCGTAAAACTCAGCAGGAACTGGTTGAACTACGTCGTCGGACGGAACAGTTCGATCAGGAACGGATGAATCAAGAGGTTCGGGCCGAACTGGAAACGATGCGTTCACGCTATCAGGATTTTGATCCTCGGCTTGTGTTGCCTATTGCCATTGAAACAGGTTTGGATATGGATAAGGCGTACAAGTTGTGGAAGGCTGACAGGATGGAAGCGGACCAGGAAACTTCTGAGGCGGCGAAGCGTAAAGCTGAGTCGGCTGCTGCTAGACGGGATAAGGCCCGTAAGGCGGCTTCAAAGGTTTCTAAGGGTGCGACCCGTGTTGTTGGCGAATCGGATGATTCGTGGAAGCAGTTTGATTCCTTTGAAGATATTTTCGCATTTGAGGTTGAACGATCACGTTCATAAGAAAGGTTAGGTTCCGATGAGTAATCCGAACTTCGATAACATTGTTGCAACTACCCTGAAGCGGTATTTTACCGAGGGTGGTAAGGCTGTTGACAACATTTTCAAGCGGTCTGCCGCTCTTGATTGGATTAAGAATACGGCGAAGCTGGATTCGCAGGGTGGCGCTACCGCAGTGTTCCCGCTCCAACATAAGACGAACAGTTCGTTCCAGTATTACAGTGGTTACGATGCCCTGACTCCTGTGCATGGTGAGGAAATTGTTACTGCTGCCGAGTACCAGTGGAAGCAGGCCGCTATTTTCATCCCGATGTCGGGCATGGAGGAAGCGAAGAACAGTGGTGATCGTGCCGTTGTGAAGCTGCTTCAGACGAAGGTGGAGAACGCTGAGATGACTGCTGCCGAGCAGTTTGAGACTGCTCTGCTCCAGTACACTGGCACCGAGTCGTCTGGTAAGGCGTGGGGCGGTTTGCCCAGCCTGGTTGAGTCAACCACCACGGTTGGTGGCATTGATTCGGCTGCTAACGCCTACTGGAATGGTTACATTCCTACCACGGCAACGTACAGTCTGGCGCTGCACTCGAAGGCGTACAACACCGTTTCGTATGGTGGTGACATGTGCGACTTCCAGGTGACGACCCAGACCCTGTGGGAAACCTATGAGGGTAAGCTTCAGCCGAACCAGCGTTTCACTGACGCTAAGACTGCGGAGGCAGGGTTTACGAACCTGTTGCACCGTGGGTCGAAGGTTGTTTGGTCGGACCTGATGCCTAGTACCAAGTGGTATTTCCTGAACTCCCGCCACGTTAAGCTGGCGGTTCTGTCGGGCAACTGGATGAAGTTCCGTGGCTTTGTGGAACCGTATGACCGTGATGCCAAGTATGGTCTTATCACCTGCTATGGCACGTTCGGTACGAACGGTCGCCGCTATCTGGGCCGCGCCATCTGGACCCCGTGACCCGATAGTACCTTTTAGGTACGGTTTCGGATGATAGACGGGAGGGGAGGATTATCCTTCCCTCCCGTTTCTATTTGTTAGGAGGACAATATGATTGATTTCCCTATCGGAAAGGTAAGGAAAGCTGTTGCAGGTGCTGTCGCTGCTGCTATCGTTGGTTTCGTTGGCCGTTGGATTAACTTGGATGCTTCTGCTGTCGAAGTGATCGTTGATGCCGCTGTTGTCGCTTTTGTTGTGTGGGCTGTTCCGAACGCAAAGGATGCTTTCGATGCCTGATATGACTGTTACTTGGCCTGGTGCTGTCGCTTTTGATGCTTTGAAGGGCCAAAATAGTGTTGGCGGTCGGGGCGTTGTAGCTGACGCACAGGCCATGTCGGGCGGTTTTGATATCCGTCCGTTCCGTGATTCTAGTGCCGAATCGGCGCATAAGGGTTCCGTCCCGTATGCTGCCACGGATGAGGCAGATTTTGATTGGGCTAGAGAGTTTGAGGAAGCAACCGCTGAGGTTGTGACCCCTAAGAAGGCTGGTCGCCCTAGAAAGGCTGGTTGATAATGTCGATGACGTTGCAGGAGATGCGCGATTTTGTTCGCACACATGCTGATGCTGATGTTACGGATGCCCCTGATTCGTCATTGGAAGTGTATGGGCGTATTGCTTATAACGATATTATTTCCAGGTTGTCTTGGCCGCACCTAACGGTGGTTTACAGTCTTTCGACTGTCGCTGGACAGTCGGAGTATACCATTTCTGGTATAGTCCCTGGTGATTTGGACCAGATTTCTAGCATTGTTGATACCACCAATTTGGGTCGGCGGCTGATCTACATGTCGCAATCGGATGCCGATTTGGCGTTCGGTGCCCCTATTGGGGCCACCAGTGAGGTTGCTAACGCTTACACGGTGGTTGACACAAGCCTGTTTCTGTATCCTACGCCTGGGGTGACTGGCAAGTTGTATCAGGTGCGGGGCCGTCGCAGGCCCGCACAGTGGCCTACTACGGCTGGTTCTATCCCTGATCTGCCTGACACGTTACATACCGCTATTGCATGGTACATGTTGTCATCGTATTTTCTGTCGCAGGAGGACCCTCAGATGGCTGGCGTGTATTTGAACGAGTATGAGCAGATGGTGCGCCGCCACACCCAGGAGGAAGGTGCCCGAGAGTTCTCTGGTCGTCCTTTGGTGATGGGTGGCCAAAACTATTATGCACCTAATTTCACTAGGTTTGTGCGGGGGATGTTGGAATAATGGCTCCCCGCAATTTCAAGGTCCAATATTTCAACGATTTTACGGGCGGGTTGAACAACAAGTTGCAAACCCAGGGTTTGGCGTTGAACGAAACCCCTGATTGTTTGGATATTGATTTTAATGCGCGTGGCGGATTTGCTTCCCGCCGTGGGTTTTCTACCACGTTCACCCAGTCTACTATGGGTGGTGCTAATGACGGCTACATTTTGGGGCAGTTCAGTGCTGGTACCGAGGTGTTGTACGGGTTTGATGCTAACCAAGATTTTTGGTCGTATTCGGTTGGTGGTACTTGGACGTTGGATGCGGCTACACCTAATAATGCTGATACAGGGTTGCGTATCAGGTCTGCCACTTGGGGTTCCAAATTGTATTTTGCGAACTGGATTGGTGGCGGCACCTGGTATATGAAGTCGTGGAATGGGACCGCTTGGACTGGTCTAACCCATTTGGTGAACAACGATTATACGGCACCTACGACTGGGAACGCACCGCAAGCGAAACTGATTGCTAACCATTCGGGTCACATGTTTTGGGCGCATACCCGTGAGGGTGGTGTTGAGCATCGTTCACGGGTGCGTTGGTCGCACCCGTTGCAACCAGAATGTTATGCTGATGCAGACTATTTTGATATCGAAAACGATGACGAAACAGACAGTATCACCGCTTTGGTGCCGTTTAGGGATCATTTGTTAGTCTTTAAACGTCGTGGTGTGTTTGCCATTTTCGGGTATGATCGTGAATCGTTTGTGGTTGAACGGCTTTCCAGCACGGCTGGCACACCTTGCCAGCAGGCGGTTGATGCCAATAGCGGTATCTGTTATTGGTGGTCTGTTGATGGTAACGTGTTTGCCTATAACGGTCAGGGTATTGTTCCTGTGGGGGAACGTATTACTGGTATTGTGGATGACGGTGTTGTTTCTGGCTGTACTTCTAGTGTTGTGTGTTGGGCGCAGAACCGCCTGTTTTTGTCTGTGCGTATGGAGGACGATCAGCGCAACACGTTTGTTTATGATCCTGCTGTGGGCAAGACGGGTGCGTGGACACGTTACAGTGTTTATCCGACTAGCATGTTTTGGTGGCGTTCGGTTGATACTTCTAAGAACGGTTTGTTTTTTCATGAGCTTGGTTCGACACGGGTGTACGATTTTGATAACGCTTTCAAAGAGGTTGATACGATTGGTTCAACCGATTATCCGATCCGAGCCTATTATCGTACCGCATGGTTTGTGTCGGGTGATTCGGGTTTGACGAAACGGTGGCGTCGCCCTCATATCACGGTTGCTTGTAATGATCCTGCACGTTTGCAGGTTGATGTTTACCATGATTACACGGAGTCCACGTTCAGGAAACGCCTGTTTCTGGATGTTGGTGTTGCCGGTTCTGGCGGCAGGTGGGGGGGGGTGGCTTCT